GCCGACACAGGTGATGAATTATCTACCCGACGCAAGTGCCCTTATTGGACCCGTCTACGATTATTCTGGCGAGTTGAAATCACCAGAGGACCTCGATATTCGTATGGGGAATGGGTCTTTAGAAGGTATTGGACGGGCAGCGGCAGGCGTTGACTACTATGCGGGCGCACTCGGCTACGGACGTTCTATTGGTATCTCAAAAAATGAGGATGGAATGAAACAGTATCCGATGGGTCTAAACTTTTTTCTTAAAGTAGCGGATGCGAAGCTGGGAGCGGCGTGTAGTAACGGTGCCAGTATGTACGAGTACGTGAGCACCATTCCAACCGGCATTCCTGGTCCCCTTGGCGACAAACTTGCCGAGGAAATGAAAGGTATTCGGCTCCAGGGACTGGCACCAGGAATTATTGGGGATGCTGCCGCCGCCCTTAACCCCGCCCCGTTCTTTTCTGCCGCCGTCGGCTCGGGCTTCCCTCAGTGTAAACAAATGCGGGCGATGGTTGGCGATGCCGAGGGAAATATACGCTCTAAAAATCCGAATGTAACGCGTCCGTGGATTGATGTGAGCCAAAGCAATGCTGAAAAACCAAAACGTAAATTGTTTAAGAAGAGAGATAATAAATACTATGAAACACACTGGGTATTTGATAAATGGATAAGTGCCGACGAGTATAATAATACACCAAAAGTATATCCAAAAAAAACTAAAAAAGGTAAAAAGACCATAATTGAGGATTTTCTCTCAGAGCCGTTTGGCGGCTCGAACCTTGCCGCCGGCGTTCTTTTCGCCGCCCTTTTCATCGGAATTGTAGCATTCAAGGTATCGCGAAAATAGACAACTAGAGTAAGAAGGCAAGAAGGCGATGGATTTTCTAGATAAATTAAAGACGGAAGTCAAACAATATACGCCTGATATGAAGACTATTTTGGGACCGAAATACGACTATTCGGCGGAAATACCAACACCAAAAGGTATCGGTGTAAATTTCGGAGACGGGTCGTGGGGCGGTATTAAAGGTGCAATGGCGGGTGTAGACTACTACTCAGGCGTGATTGCATTCGGCGAGAAAACTGGATTTGCGAAAGCCAATATCAGTCAATCCATGAACCCCCTCGGACTTCGGTATTTTATGAGTTCTGGTGCTACTTGTTCGAATGGTCAGGATATGTATCAATACGTAAATACAATTCCGCAAGGACTTCCTGGACGCCTCGGTAACGAAATACAAGAGACGCTTGGTGTAAAACTCCGCGGCTTAGCACCCGGTATGTTTGAAGACGCAGCGAAAGCGCTCAATCCAATGCCGATGTTTAATGCGATGACAAATAGTGGCTACGCTCGTTGCCGTAAAGTAAGTTTGCCAGTAGGAGACCCTGAAGGACGTATTCAAAGTCCAGTCACCGGTGAGTGGTGGATTGACCCTTCCAAAGAAGCCCTCACCTACCCTAACGGAAAACCCCACGCTAGTCATTGGATTTTTAATTCGTGGGTAAGTGCGGATGAGTACGCGGCAGATAAAAAGGTGGAAGGCTTCCGTGACGGTCTAGGACAGTCCAAGGTTATTGCCGGTGCCCTTTTCGCTGCACTTTTCGTTGGACTCACGGTATTTACGGTCGCTCGTAAATAGCCCATACCCTAATAGGAATACGCCATATCAGCCACCGATGTACATTTCTTTTTCAAGATGCGCTCTCAAATCAAATTATACCACTGGCAGACTATGAGCTACAGCCGGCATAAGGCAACCGACGAAGTATTAGAAAAGTTGGACGGGCACATCGACCGCTACGTTGAGGTGTACATGGGAAAGTATGGACGCCCCGAATGAGTGCCAGCACAAATACAACCAAGCTTTCTAATTTGTCAGAAAACTCAGCTGTCCGTTTCATCAAGGCATGTATCGGCTACCTCTTGACGGATTTGCTGCCAAACTCTGACCGCCGCCCTGCCGATTCCGACCTTGCAAATATTCGCGACGAAATGCTTGCCGAACTCAACCAGCTCCTCTATCTCTTCACCCTCCATTGAATACCTGGATTTCGAACAAAATTGAAGATATATTTGTTAAACTTATGTTATAAGCATAACAAATGGGACAGTACTACTACGCAGTCATTTTGGACGCCAACGGCTGGATTCGTGTGTGGATGGCACCTGGATTCGGTGCGAAACTGATGGAACACTCGTATTTGGGCGGCATTGGTGTCGGCACATTTGAGTGGGAGCTTACGCCTGAGGGTCGGCATCATATGTCGCGTGTTGCATGGTGCGGTGATTATGCAGATGTGGAGCCAGGACTCGGCAAAAATCTACATTTGATTTGTAATGAGCGTAAGGATTTGATGATTGCGCCTACTGCCGCCACGTTGGGCGAATATCCGTTTCTAGTCAATCATACAAAGCGGCAGTTTGTAGACAAGAGCAAGGTTCCAAAGGGGACGGGAGGATTCCAAATCCATCCATTGCCACTTTTGACTTGCGAGGGGAATGGACGGGGCGGAGGGGACTTTGACGGCACGTCGCCCCTGATTGGATCCTGGGCACGGGATGTTATTTCTGCGGAAAAAACCGCCCCTGCCGATTTTACGGAATTGGCGTTTGACCTGGTGGCAACGGATTAGTGTTCGTCAAAAAACCCGACCACCACAACAGGAATGGGCTCATGGCAATCAAATACCTCGTGGTGCTGGAGTCCTCGTGAGCGGTGTCCTGAACATACGCCGCCTGTCAAGAAGAAGAGTTTTGTAGAACTTACGGAAGAGGAACTTGATAAGAAATGGTGGAAGGAAAATCAGTGGATGTTTATAGAAGGTAAAGTGTATGACCACACGGATAATGATTGGAGCACTTAGTTCCTGAAAAAATTGAAATCAAATCCGGTTTTTGTTAAAAATTCAAACATCTAGAAAATGTCTGAATTTGGATTTCTAATTTATTGTTGCTTTGAGTCCAAGATGTCGCCGCATCTATCTAGTTCTACGGTTGGTGGTAGCCTGTTGCTTGACAAGGCTGTAACCGAGACGGAGGCGGTTGAAAAGGTTGCAATGTATCAGAAGCGCGCCGAAACACCGTCTGTGTATAGCAATCCGTCGGAAACTCGTCGTTATATCTACATCAAGAACCAGCCGCATTGGTGGTAATAATTATTAAACCATAATAGAGATGCCTGATTGGCTACTAGAACGAATTTTTCCTTATACTCAACAAGTAAAAGTAAAAATTGAGACACTAGTATCATCAAAAACGATACTGAATATGAATACTACAACTTTAAAACTTATAGCGGTTGGTGTAGTTGGAGGACTTCTTGGATTTGTGGCTGCACGGATTTACTTTCATCCGTCCCCCGCCCCTCATGTCCATCATGTCCCTCATGCCCAAAATGAAAAATCCATGAACCCCGTGGAGCCCGCGGAGCTAGCCGAGCCAGAAAAACCAGAAAAGCCAGAAAAGCCAGAAAAGCCAGAAAAGCCAGAAAAGCCAGAAAAGCCCGCGGAGCCCGCAGCCCCCACCATATCCATTGAACAGATTGATACAACCAATCCATTCAATAATAAAAAGTTTGACCCAATCTTAGATGATAAAGAATATGTTATTGGATTTATGTATAAAATGGAGGCGCTCAAAAAAGCCCTAACTCGTCCTCCATCCGTTTCTATTCCTAAAAAAATAGGGCATGCAGCCTTTGACCACAAAACTAGAGATTTGCTTTTATGAGTGCCACCGGCTCAGGCATCAGATTCGCCTCATTTGCAATTGTCCGCAAACGGGACTCGGGTAGAATACGGCTACAGATTGACATTGATTCCAACTCCTGTAAGAAGAGCTTATAGGCGTAGGGAACACGAATCTGGCAGAAATCCGTGACTGCATCGCACGAGGTACACTTGTAGATTCCTGCCTTCGGATTGACCTGACCCAGCAGTCCGCATGACTTACAGACGAAACATTGGAAGTTATCCGATTTTTCCATCATGATCTCTTTCAGGAATTCAGACGCTCCGTGGGCAACCATGCAATCGCGCTCCATCTCGCCAAACCGCAGACCGCCATCCCGCGCTCGTCCCTCTGCCGGCTGCCGAGTCAGCATGACCAACGGACCCGAGGATCTGGAGTGGATCTTATCCTCCACCATGTGCTTGAGACGCTGATAGAAGATTGGACCCATAAAGATACTTGTTTTCATTTGCTTGCCGGTTGTTCCACAATACATCACCTCATTCGTATGCGGCTCGAGTCCGAGGTCATCGCGGAGCATTTTGGAGAGTCCATCGACGCTCACATCCGTGAATGGGCTGCCATCGCCCACCGCGCCAATCTCGCATCCCACGCGTCCCATGAGCGTCTCCATCAAATGAGCAATCGTCATGCGGCTAGGAATACAATGGGGATTAATGATAATATCTGGCACGATGCCTGAGGCGGTTTGAGGCATATCCTCAGGCTCTAGAATCATTCCTACCGTTCCCTTCTGACCGTGACGGCTACAGAACTTATCACCAATTGTTGGAATACGCTCGGACCGCACGCGAATCTTGACAAACGAGAATCCCTCGCCGTTCCGTCCGCGATAAATCTTATCCACAAATCCCGTCTCGTTATTTCGGAGCATCTTGGACGCATCTCGGTAACGCTTGCCGCCCACCGCTTCCACTGCCGCCGCGGCTGCTGCAGCCGACATCGAGGCAAGGGACGAATGGCTCACACCCGCTGCCATTGCTCCCTCCACCGCCCGTAGTCGAATGGGCACCACCTTGCCAATCAATATATCATCATTGTCTACAAACGTATTCTCAGGAATAATTCCATCCGCTGCCAACTTTTCATAATTCGCCAACTTGGTATGTTTGGTCAAACTCGGGTCCGGTTTACAGAATCGCTCCTCCTCGCCACTTGCCTGATTTTTCTTTTCCTCATCCTTGTACGTTCGGTAAAAGATGGAACGGAAGAGTCCGCGGTCCAAAGCTGCGCGATTAATCATTACCGAATCCTCCTGATTATAGCCGCCATAAGTCATAATTGCTACAATAATATTATAACCCGACGGCATATCCTGAGCACGGTAGTACTTGCTCATGTAGGGGCTCACAAGTGGACGAGCCGTGTAGCATAGCAGATTACTCATCGTATCCAGACGTTCGGTGAAGTTGAGGGCATACACACCCATTGCCTGCTTGCCCATTGCCGCCTGGTAAGAATTTCGCGGCGACTGATTATGGTCAGGAAACGGAATATTCGAGCCCATTGTTCCAATAATCACTGACGGATGAATCTCCAGATGAGTATGTTCGGAATCCAGGGTGCCAAGAGTTTTTGCAATGTACAAATTCTCGGATTCGCCCGCATCTACAAATTCAATCAAATGATTTCCCGTCGGTGAGACCCAGCGCATCAGGTCATTCCAAGAATTGCAAACCTCCCACGGCTTCTGACAATTTGTTGAGAGAATTTCGCGAATTGTCTCGCCGATGAAAAGCGGGCGAACTAAACGACCACCTTCCGTATTTACCCAAACTTCATTCGGGCTCGGCTTATAAACAATGCTCGTATACGGATGAACACGACCCGCACGCTTGGCGGTCACAAGAGCCTGAACAGAACGGAATGCGTCTGCACTGCCGCCAAGAGTTCCAATCCACGCTCCGTTGATGAACACCCGTAGAAGGTCCCTCCGCTCTACTGAGGTCGTATCTGCCAGATGTTTGAGCTTGAGTTCATCGTACATGACTTTGAGAATCGGATTAGGCGAGCTGGGTAAAGTAATATTTGCCGTGGACGCCAGATTCTTCACCACGCCGACCGAATGACCCTCAGGCGTCTCCGCTGGACAAATAAATCCATACTGGCTGTTGTGAAGCTTTCGCGGAGGAATGAGCTTGCCCGTTTTCTCAATTGGTGTGGAAAGGCGGCGAAGGTGGCTAATGCCGCTCAAGAAAGTTAGACGATTCATGACCTGGCTGATGCCGGTCTTCGTTCCCATCTTGCCTGAGGCGAAATTGCCCGTGGCGAGCGACGATTTCATTCCCACCTCCACAATTGTTGTCTTCAAGATTTTATAAACATTTGTCGTATTAATAATATTTTCAAACTTGCCACTTGCCTTCCAAGACCCGTTGTGGATTTCCTTGACAATTGTAGATTTCATGTCCTTGATGACTTTCGTTCCGAAGTAGAAACGGAAAAGGTTGCCGAGCAGATTGCCAGGATGCTCTACCTTCTTATTCGGATAGCCGTCGCGGTCGTCGTACGGAATCTTATTATGGTACACATCCAGCACTTTCTTGGTCATGGCGGCAAGGAAGCATGCCTTTTCGTACATCATGTCCGCTCCGCCGATGTGAGGTAGAAACTCCTCCGCTAGAATTTCGCTAATCAGCTTCTCTCGCGGCGCCTTGTACGTCGCAAGGGTGGAGGCACTCAGCTGCTCGCGGATTCCGCCTCCGCTGCCCAGATGTTTCTGGAGATAATCTTGTGCCGGCTGCTTGCCACGAATATCCGCCGCCTCCATGATACACTCCTGAAAGATCATTTCGTAGTCGTTGTGAACATCGCCCATAATCAGTTCAATGATACTCTTGTCCGATTCAATGCCAAGGGCGCGGAACATAATAAATAGAGGCAGTTCGGCTTTGATGCGGGGTAGGGTCACGCGAATATGCTCAGGACCGGTGGCGAGTTTCGGATTGTAAATAATCTTGACTGCAATATTCTTGGGAACTCCCTCGTTATCGGGTCCAATCGACTTACATTCGATAATTTCCGCCTCCTTGTGTTTCGCCTTATTGTTGCGGAAGACGAACATCCGATTTTCTGCCATTCGCTCCTGCGAGAGAATAATTCGCTCACCGCCCTGAATAATGAAATATCCGAACGGGTCCGCCGAGCACTCACCAAGCTCCCTAGGATGCTTCTCAGGGCTTTCGGATAAGAGGCAATATTTGCTGCCGACCATCACAGGAATCTTGCCGGCAAGAACGCGAGTAAGGGTCCGCGTCCGCGTTTCCTTCGTTCCCTTGCCAGGGTCCGTAAGGGTGGTGGTCACATCCATGTCTAGATAGACTGGAGCGGCGTAGGTGAAATTGCGGAGGCGGGCATCGTTCGGATACATTGGGGTAAGGGCACCGTTATTCTCGAAAATAGTTGGCTTGCGGATGCTGACATTTTGGAATTTTACGATCACCTCCACCTCGCGGGGAGGACCGCCACCTGGCGCCTTGCCGCCAGGGAGAGCCGTTGCCGGCGCCGTGCCGCTCGGAGTGCCGGTGGTATCTTCTACGGTCACTCGGATGGCGGTGCCCGCCGTCCCAGCCGCGGCACGCGTTGTGCCCGTAAGGGTCAAATCTGGCGAGCCGACCACGCGGATCGGACAGGAGCGGAGGATAGTGTCCACCACATCAAAGTCCATGAAATGATTAAACGATGCAATTTGGTGGTAGATAATCTGCCGGTTGTCATGCTGAGCAAAGTATAAGTCTAGAATTCGTTTCCAGGCGTTCTCCATGTGAGTTGTGGTCTGAGACGAGCGCCGAGGTGTTAATCAAATTTGTTGAATCTTTAAACCGTAGTCGGCACCCCGCCGCCCTCACCCCGTACGCAGTGTATAATATCTAAGTCATATTTAGAGGTTCAGTTGTCAATGTCTGAGCCAAAGCAGTATAAAGAGTTAAATGTGACGTTGACGGAGCAGGATGTAAAGAAATTCGCCCGGAGTACGACACGAAAGCGACGGGCAAAGGGCGGTGCCCTTGCTCCCGCCGACGTAAAAGCCGCCGATGCTGAATTTGCCGCTACTGGATCTATTGAGGGTATATTACCGCCGCCTGTAGTTGCAGCCGCTACCCCAGCCCCCATCATAGACGTCCGTGGACCCGCCTGGCTTTCTTCGGCTTCCACTACTAATACAGTACCCAGTGTGGAAAAGCAAGTGACTCCCGCATACGGACCGACCGCAGCGGACGTAGGTCTCAATGTAGGAACCCCTATGACGGGTGGGAGCAGCGGCGGCTCGGTTTATAGTGGGAAAGGTACTGTAAAATTATCGGGGAAGAAGAATTCCCTACACACAGTAGCGACCACCCCCGGTGCCCCGCGTATATTGACGACGAAGCGGAAAAGTGGCGGAGCTCCGGCAATGGTGACGCGGAAAAAGGAAAGGCTGGTGATATCTACACCGGCGAAACACGCTCAAAATGGTGGAGCGACGGCGAAAACACGCAAATTCCGGGAACGCAAAATCAGTATCACGGTCCGGAGCGGCAATCGTGCGGCAGCGAAGCGTATCAAGGAGAAAGTGGATGCGTTGCCTATTGCACAGGTCCGGCGTGCGTTGCTGCGTAAGGGGGTCCTAAAGCCGGGAAGTAGCAAAACGCCGGAGCCAATGATGCGTGCGATGCTCAAAGATTACATGCTCCTCCATAATGCGGATTAGCCACCCGGTCCCTTGGTGGTCCACAGTACCTTTCCTATAGTAAAATTATTCCAGGCGAATAATTCTATTATACAGTTAAAAAAGACCTAAGGGTCCACCCTTGCGCCGATTTAATTATACAGAGCAGGCGTAGTCCGAAAAAAATTGAGAACCGTGTTCTGACATAATGACCCAAACCACCGTAAATGAACATCTTCTTTCTTAGCCGCCGAGCCCGCCAGTGCGCCCGTTGGCACTGTGATAAGCACGTGGTCAAAATGATTCTAGAGTCTACGCAACTCTTGTATACGGCAAATCACGCAAACGGGGGCACCGAGGTAATCCAAGCTTCTGCTCCAATTTGTCTGAGTACAGGCAATCGCGGGTATAAGGCTTGCCATAAAAATCATCCGAGTGCAATTTGGGTCCGCGAGAGTTTGGCGCATTATTGGTGGCTGCTTTCCCTCGCCAAGGAATTGGTCGCCGAGCATAGCCACCGATTTATGCCAAAAAAAGTCCACGCATCTCTTGTTCATTTGGAGTGGCTAGAGGCAAACCCGCCGCCTGGATTGCTGACAAAGACTGTGTGGATGAGAGATCCGACGCCGGCGATGCCGGCGGAATTTCGTCATGAGGGCGACGTGATTGCCTCGTACCGTGCCTATTACAATGGAGCAAAGCGGGATAAGGGACTGCTTAAATATACTCGCCGTCACGTGCCGCATATCTTGGCAGTGGAGACGCGTTCTTAATTCTTAAAAAACTTCAGTCTCCCGAAGAAATGGCTTATCCGGTGTCGGCGACCAGCACTAACATTACTGGTGTGAGCGATGAGTTAGACCATACGCTGCCCAGTCAGATT